TATGAGTCAGTGGATTGCGGGAATTGCTCGAGGACATAATGGCGGTATTTGTCTTTTGAAAGATGGTGAAATTGTTTTTGCTATTGAAGAAGAAAGACTATCCCGAAGAAAATATGATGGTGGACCATTTGCATCTATAGTCAAAATTCTTGATTATACAGATAAACTAGATTATCTTGTAATATCACACACACAATCAGATGAAAGTCGTGTTGACTTTTCTGGTGATAATGTATATGCTGGTCTAGCGAGAAAACTTCGATTGATTGAATCAGAAGATCAAATTATTGATATGCATAAATGGCATCATAAAATGCACGCCGCTTGTGCTTTCTATCGTTCTGGTTTTGAATCCGCAACAGCATTGATTGTTGATGGAGCTGGCACGTTTATTCCAATGAATATTAATATGCAACAAGAAATGACTTGGGAACTTGAAACGATTTTTGATTGTAAGTATCCGGCAGACTTCAAAACTCTTTATAAGCATCAAGGCGGGAGAGGCCCTTGGACATCTGCTCATTACACTGATATGGATTCAGAAAGAGAAGGTGAAGAAGGCACGCACGAAATGATTCTTGATGATAGTGCAGGTATTGTAAAAGCGTATGAAGCAGTAACACAATATTGTGGCTGGCAACCAATCGAGGCGGGTAAGACTATGGGGCTGTTTCCGTATGGTAAGCCGAATGATAATATTCCTGATATCTATACAGATGGGAATGGTGGTGATTGGAAAACAACAGATAGAAATGTAATTATTCCAACATATCCCAATGGCGCGCTTGTTAACGCAGGAAGATATAAAGAATTGAGAGAGTGGAATGATGGGGATGTAACATTGCTCCAAAATCGTAGAGATATGGCATATGCGATTCAAACTGAATCGCAAGCTATGGTTCTTGATTTGATTCGTAAAGCAGTCGATAAGAGTGGAAATAAAAATGTAGTTCTTTCTGGTGGATATGGTTTGAATTGTGTAGCAAATTATTGGTATCTTGAGCAATTGAAAGATGAAGATATCAATCTATATGTTGAACCAATTTCAAATGATGCAGGAACAGCAGTTGGAGCGGCAATGTTAGCATATCATTCTATAACAAAAGATAATAATGTACGTCCTTTTGGTGAGTCATTATTCCTTGGTCCTGTACAGAAGAACACTACAGAAGAGATTGTTGAGATTGCAAAGAATTATGGTGCAACTGGTGTATTTGATAAGCAGTATGCTCCTGATGCAGTTAAGTTGATTTTGAAAGGGAATATAGTAACACTATTCCAGGATAGATGTGAGAATGGGCCGAGAGCATTGGGCAACCGTTCTATTCTCTTTGATCCTCGTACGCTTGATGGTAAAGACTACGTGAATAAAGTCAAGCATAGAGAATACTTCCGCCCATTTGCTGGTTCAATCTTACACGAACACGCACACGAATGGTTTGATATGAGAGGGCTTGAAGAGTCTCCACATATGATGTATGCTATGAATTGCGCTTCTGATGAATATGCAGAACAGATTCCAGCAATCATTCACGTTGATGGTACTTGTAGAATTCAGACTGTAAAGGAACATCAAAATCCAGTCTATTATGAAATGATTGACCACTTCTACAAAGAAACTGGAGTACCAATTCTTTTCAATACTTCTTTCAATCTTGGTGGTGAACCGCTTGTTGAAACGATTGATGATGCGATTCGTACCCTTGCTAATAGTGATATTGAATATCTTTATATTCCAGATAATGATCTAATAATTGAGGTGAAAAACAAATGATAGTTGTTACAGGTGGTGCAGGCTTCATTGGAAGTCGATTGATTAAAGCATTAAATCAAGAGGGTATTGAAGATATTCTTTTAGTTGATGATTTGACAGATGGTTCTAAAGTCAACAATATTAAAGACTTGAAAATATTTGAATATACTGATAAAGATAAATTTATTGAACTTTTACCACTATTAACGGGTCAGAAATTAATAGATTGTATATATCATTTGGGTGCTGAATCTTCAACTAAATGTACTGATGGTAAATATCTAATGGATAATAATTATCAATACACTTGTAGTATATTGAGTATATGTTCTTCTGAAAACGTGCCAGTAGTATATGCTTCGTCTGCTAGTGTGTATGGTAACAGCACAACATTTAATGATAAATCTGATGATTATCAACCAAACAATATGTATGGTTTTTCTAAACTTCTCGCTGATAAATTTGCCAGACGTTTAATGAATAATAGTAAGATTATTGGACTTCGATATTTCAATGTGTATTCAGATGGTGAGTTTGAAACCCATAAAGACGGAATGAAATCACCAACTGCTTGGTTGAAAGATCAATATGAGTCAACAGGTAAGGTTCAATTGTTTGAAGGATCAGATGAGTTCAAACGAGACTTTATAAGCATTGATATGACAATCAATAAAACCATTCAGATGATGAATTCTGGTAATTCAGGAATCTATAATATCGGCACAGGTACAGCAAGATCCTTTGTTGATATGGCCAAAACTATAGATGAAAATATTGAAATTGAATATATCCCTATGCCAGAAGATTTGAAAGAACATTATCAATCATTCACTGAGGCTGATATGACAAATTATCCTTTTTGAGAATCCCCAGGTCTGATACGGTAATTATCTTCGGTAGTATCCTCACTTGATGCTTCGATAATTACCGTATCGTTTTCTAAACAAGTCACCTGATGTGGAGTCATTGGTTCAATATGAATAGTTCCCCCTTGATTCACAATCATAACTCTTGTGGATGAATCTCTCATATCCATTAATTCAACCTCAATTGCACCACTCTGGACCAACCACGTTTCAGTCTTATTCTTATGAAAATGCATTGATGATTGATGGCCCCTTCTATGAAAGTGAAGTTCTTTCATACAATATTGCTCATTACTTTCAATGATTCGTTCGTGTCCCCATCCTTTTTCAATCTTTTCCATTCTTCACTCTCTCAATCGTATTAGTTGTACTCTTACCCTCAATCGTTGGAATTATCACAACATTTTCTACTAAGTCATTACCAATAACTTCATCAAAAGTGTAATCTCCTCCCTTTATCAGTATATCAGGCTCTAATGTTTTAATCAAGTCATATGGAGTATCATCTTCAAAAATAATTACACTATCGACCCCATCTATTGCTTCTAATACAGCCTTTCTCTCATACATATCATTCACTGGTTCACGCTTGATACGTCTTACTGAATTATCACTATTCAATCCTACAATCAATCTATCACCAAATCGACTTGCTTTCTGTAGAAGAGCAATATGGCCAGAATGGATGATATCAAAACAACCATTAGTAAATACCACTGTTTCTTTTACGGCAGCTTTGTCTGGGGTAGCAGTTCCTAATTTACTCACAACATTTCCAGCCGCTTTATTGGAATACTTCATTGCATTCTTAACCCCCTTCGGTAAGAAAAGAGCAAACGTAGCAATCACGGTATCTCCAGCTCCAGTAACATCTATCACTTCCTTTGCTTCTGTAGGCAAATAGATTGATGATGCATCCCTGCCAATCCAGTGCATTCCTCCTGCACCTAGAGTGACAAGAATTCCATCTAGTTTCAGTTCTTTCACTACACGAAGAGCATTCATTGCAGTAAATACTCCATATGTTTCCTCAAACTCTTTCTTATTTGGGGTTAAACAGAATGCCCCACGATATTTATTCCAATCTGTACCCTTAGGATCAACTAAAACGGGGCAAGTATTATTATCAATAATATCTTGAATATATGATTCTGATAAGGTTCCTTTATTGTAGTCCGATAGTATTATAACGTCAGGAGACTGCGTAGGAGCGTTGGCCTCGTCTTTAATCACTCCAGAATCTATTCTGCATAGTTGATGCTCGTTCGCAAGGATACGGGTCTTTTTAAGCGTTTTGGAGTTACAACCATATTTAAGATTATATTCAATTCCCTCGTCTGCTAGAATAGCAGTGATTATTTCAGAATCTTTATCATAACCAACAGAACTGTAAAGAGTAACATCTTTAGTAAACACACGCACGTTTTGAGCAACATTACCAGCTCCACCAAGATGATGTGTCTCTTTTACAGAATCAACCACTGGTACTGGAGATTCGGGTGATATCCGATTAGCCACCCCATTACAGTATTCATCTAACATCAAATCACCGATCACGATTACTTGGTTATTCATCATATCTAATTTCCATTCATATAAATATATCAATATTGTAAATATATATAAGGTAAAAAATGAACGATAACACAGAAGTAGTTTCAGAACGACTGTGGATTGCCGTTGATAATATGAAAGAACGAATAACAAGACTCGAGGAACAAATGAAAACTGTCTACAACAAGACAGAGAGAATCGAATCGAAGTTGGATAAGTTGATTGAGCAAGGCACAGATCACGAGGTTGACATAGCCACTAATCAAATTCAGATTAGTAATGGCGAGAGGATATTTTGGCTTATTATTTCTGCCACGATTGGTTTAATTATGTATTGGGTGAAAGGTGGAGTATAGTATATGGAAATATTGATAGAGGTTGAGAGATTTTTCTTAATATTTGTTACTGCAATTTCAATCGGTGGATTTTTATTCACATTGAGGCATAGAGGATATTATAGTGTTTGGGCAAGGTCATCTATTTTGATGGGAGCTATTTCATCATTTTTTTTGACATTTACTTGCAATTTTGATGTTGTTTCTCATACAAATTTAAATGAATATTCAGAACCATTGTTTGCTTCAATTCATATATTAACATCTTTGTCTTTGTTATTGTTCACATACACAATTTTAAGATTTAAGTGGAAATGGCATACAGAATGTAGGTTATTTTCTAATGGTAAAGTTTATTGTGAGGATATTCCAGAATGTAAATATAATCTTGACATAAATAGTGAGGAAGAGGTAAAAAATAATGGCTAAAGTACAATCAGCAGAAGAATTAAGGGATTACGCATATCGTAAATTAGGATCTCCAAAAGTAGAGATTCAAGTTGATGATACTCAGGCGTATGATAGAATTGATGATGCTCTCCAACTATTTATTGAAAGACACTTTGATGGTGTTGAAGAGAAATTTGTTACTATCGAATTCACTGCTATAGATGAGGCAAATCAATTTATAACACTTGATGATGATATCATTGCTGTTACACGAATCTATGAGCCTGGGAAGTATTCTTCTGAGGCGATGGCTGATGTGCGTTATAGAATTATGTATGATGAAATGTTTGATATGACTAAGGTTAGTATGCAATACTACGAAATAACGATGGAACATCTGGAGATGGTCAATAGTTATTTTAATCTCGATAGAACTTTCACATTTAATAAAGCAACCAATCGCCTCTATTCGCATTCTGGAAAGATTATAGGCCCTAAGTGTTCTGATGTATCATATACAGATAAAACAGCCTGTGAAGCGGCTGGAGAGACTTGGAGCGTTGGTAATTCAATGCTTGTGAGAGCGTGGAAAGCAGTCGTTCCTGATGAAGCCAATAGTTATGCAATTGATGTATATAATGATGAGTGGGTCAAGAAATATGCTACTGCATTGATTAAACAACAGTGGGGAGCAAATATGAAGCAGTTTGACGGTATGCCTCTTCCTGGTGGTATCACTATAAATGGTCAGCAAGTTTGGGATGAAGCAAAAGAAGAGATTGAAAAACTCGAAGAAGAATTTTCACTTAATTACGAACTACCTGTCAACTTCATTGTAGGATAATAAAATGGGTATGTTTGATAATATGTCCAAATCACCAATGATTAAGGATATGATCGAAGAAGTAGTTGCTGTTGTGGGGTTTGAAGCAAAATATCTACCACGCAAGTATGGTGCAACTGTTGATCCTATTTTTGGTGAAGATCCAACAAGCAAATTTGACACTGTTTGGACACTAAATATTCTCGTAGATGAATACCAAGATTATGGTGATGTAGGAGATTTCTATTCTAAATTCGGAGTTCAAGTTACTGATGAAATGAAGGTGACTTTCACTAAGAAAGAATTTGCTGAGGAAACCACGGACACTTCTGATGATACTCCTATCGCTGGAGATTTACTATTCTTCACTGATGCAGAAGCATTATTTGAGGTCACATTTGTTGGAAATGATTCTATGTTTTATCCAACTCCCGATGGACCACAACACGTTTGGCAACTAACTCTTAAACCTTGGGAATATGGTCACGAAAATATTGATGTTGTTGATACTGAAATTGAAGCACTTGAGGCAGATATTCAAAGTTCAATTGACAAAGAACTAGGCACTCCGGATTGGGACGTAGAGGATGATGAAGTTCTTGACTTCACAGAAATGAATCCATTTGGGACGGTGAATTAATATGTTTGGAACTACTTTTTATCACGGAACCGCAAGAAAACTAATCGTTGCTTTTGGATCGGTATTTAATAACATACACGTCCAGAGGAAAGAGGACGATGGATCATTAATTAAAGATATCAAAGTTCCATTAGCATATGAATCACAAAAGAAATATTTGGCGCGTTTAATAAAGGATGCTAAAAAGAATAAACAAGTTCCTAGAATGGGATTTGTGATGAATGATATTCAAGCGGACCTATCAAGAGCCACAAATCAGATGAATGAATTAAGATTCTCTCATACTGATGTTAATAAAGCTCATAAAATATATTCGCCTATTCCATACAACTTCGGATTTTCGCTTGATATCTATGTTGATTATATGGATGATGGGTTGCAAATTATAGAACAAATATTACCATACTTTCAACCAGATTTCAACATTGTTATTGAAGAAATACCTGAATTGGATATGAAGAGAGATATTCCTATTGAATTATCTGGCGTTACTATGACAGATGAATTTGAGGGAGAATTTGGTGAACATAGAATTGTAAACTGGACACTTGATTTTATTGTTAAAGGATGGATGTATCCGCCTATTAGAGAACAAGGAATAATCAAGAAAGTTACTGCAAATTATATGATTGGGGATTTTGATCCAAATGCACCAATTGTAGAACAAGTCAAAGAAACTGTAAATCCGTGGACTGCGGACGTTACTGATGATTGGACAACTACAATCGAGGTCGGTCATCCAGACGACCCAACCGATCCATCTGACACTGATACAATGAGTGAAGTCAAATGGCCATTATGATGAGAATACAATATGACAAAGAAATCTGTAGACGAACGGTTAGATGCTGAGTTAGATATAGCCGAAAATATAATTGACGAATTTGAGCATCCTGAAATAGTAGAGGGTGAAGAAACTCGTATTGTTAATACTAGAAGAGAACGTGGACTTGCTCCTCGTGCTAGTGTAAATTCAAATCCTGATACTGGCGACCTAGATAATGACTATTCATACGCCAGAGACAATCTTTACAATCTCATAGAAAGAGGTAATGATGCTCTTGAGGGAATTCTTGAGTTAGCAAAAGAGATGGAGCATCCTAGAGCCTATGAAGTTGCTAGTGGACTAATCAAAACTGTAGGTGATACAACAATGGAGTTGTTGAAGATGCAGAAAGAATTGAAGTTGATGAAAGACGAGACACAATCACCAAACGGCACAACAAATAATAATCTATATGTTGGATCTACTGCTGATTTACAAGAATTATTAAAAGGTAAGACACTCGATGGACAATAAAACAATAAGAATTCAGAACTTTAGCCTAATTACTATTATCGCTATTGTTATGTTCACTGCTATGACATTGATGGATTTAGTGCGTGATGTGAATAATATCAAACACTTTATTACGGAGCGACAAGAAATGCCAAATAAAGTTAAAGCGTATGCTAGACAACAGATTAATCTTCATATCGAAGAAGATAAAATTTGGCAGAATAGAATTGAACAGAAGATAGATAGATTAATAAAAGAATAGAAGAAAAATTATATTATGGCAACAACAACTTATCTCGGTAATCCTCTTCTAAAGCGAGTAAATGTCCCGTATGAGTACACCGAAGAAGAAATCAAAGAGTATGTAAAGTGTAGAGATAATCCTATTTACTTTATTAAGAACTATATTCACATTGTTAATGTAGATAAGGGACTGATGAAGTTTGAGTTATATCCATTCCAAGAAAAACTTGTGAAAGGTCTTTATGCTAATAGATTTTCAATCGTAAAATGTCCTAGACAGTCTGGTAAATCACAGACAAGCCTAGCGTTTATGCTCCACTACATTCTTTTCAATGATCAGAAGAATGTTGCTATTCTTGCTAATAAGGGAGCCACTGCTAGGGAACTTCTTGGCCGTGTTCAAATGGCATACGAAAGACTTCCTAAATTTCTTCAACAAGGAGTTGTTGAGTGGAACAAAGGCTCAATAGAACTTGAGAATGGTAGTCGAGTATTAGCTGGTTCTACATCTTCAAGTGCTATTCGTGGATACTCTTTCAATCTAATCTTTCTTGATGAGTTTGCATTCATCCAACAGAATATGGCAGAGGACTTCTTCCGATCTGTATATCCAACAATCTCTTCTGGTCATTCATCAAAAGTAATTATCGTTTCTACTCCGAATGGTATGAATCACTTCTATAAGATGTGGATTGATGCAGTTGAGAAGCGTTCTAATTATATGGCATTTGAAATTAACTGGTGGGATGTACCTGGACGTGATGAAGAATGGAAGAAGCAAACCATAGCAAATACAAGCGAAGAGCAATTCAGACAAGAATTTGAATGTGAGTTCCTAGGTTCTTCTGGTACACTAATTACTCCAGGCAAGATTGCCGCAATGGTGATGAAAGAGCCGTTGAGAAGAAAAGACAATCTTGATGTATATGAAGAAACATTACACGATCATCAATATTTTTTAACTGTTGATGTTGCAGAAGGTAGAGGACAAGATTATTCAACAATAAATGTTGTGGATGTCACTGAATTACCTTTCAAACAGGTTGCTAAATACCGTTCAAATACAATATCACCATTACTATTTCCAAGTATCATTCTACAATTAGCGAATGCTTATAATGAAGCAACTGTATTGATCGAATCGAATGGGCCAGGTGGCGAAGTGGCCAATATTCTCCATTATGATTTGGAATATGAAAACACGATTAATGAATCAGGGGTTTTTAATAAATTAGGTCATAAAATGACGAAGAAAGTTAAGGCAGTTGGTTGTTCTAATTTAAAAGACTTGATTGAAAATGACAAACTGATTATTAATGATTTGGAGACTATTTCAGAATTGTCTATGTTTATCGTAAAAGGCAAATCTTGGGCAGCGGAGGAGGGAGGACACGATGATTTAGTAATGGGGCTTGTGATGTTCTCGTGGTTCTCCACACAACCTATGTTCAAAGAACTTAATGATATTGAGTTGAGAACAAAATTATATGATGGTCATATTAAAGAAATTGAGGATGATTTAACCCCGTTTGGATTTATTGAAGATGGACACGATGAGATTGAACAGGTTGTTGTTGAGGGAGGCGAAATCTGGCAAGTAGTGGGTTAGAAAAGACAATTTTATAAATAGTTGCAATGATTGAAGAATAAATCAATCAGAAACGAATAATTTTTAATAATAGGAGAAAAACGATGGGATTTCAATTAAGCCCAGGCGTACAAACGAAAGAAATCGATTTGTCTACGTCTATTCCTGCGGTTGCTACCTCTTTAGGTGCTACAGTTGGTCGTTTTACTTGGGGACCTTGCGATGAGCCTTATCTTTGCACCTCAGAAAATGATCTAGTTAGTGTTTTCGGTCAGCCAACCAATGATACATATCCAGCGTTTCTTTCTTCTGCGGCCTTCTTGAAGTATGCTAATTCACTTCAAGTTATGCGTGTTGTTGATGAGGGTGCTATGAATGCTGCCCCTTCTGGTAACGTAACACAAATTAAGGGACAAGAAGATTTTGAAACACAACAAGATTCTGGTACTTTGACAGAGGGATTTTATGCCCGCTATCCTGGTACATATGGTAACGGAATTTCAGTAGAAACTCATTCAGGTGATGGTACTTGGAGTGCTTGGTCACTTGCAAGTGCATTTGATGTACAACCTGATCCATCTAATAATGAAATGGCTGTTGCTGTTATCGTTGGTGGTGAAGTGGTAGAATCTTATCTTGTAGGTACTGCCGAAGGTACAAGAGACACTATGGGTGTTAATATCTTTGCCGAAGAAGTTATCAATAAACAATCTAAGCTAGTATGGGTTAACGCAAGTGAGGTAACTAATTCTGGACCAGGCACTGTTGCATTTAGTGGCGGTATCGCTGTTTCTGCTGGTGTTGATGCACACTGTGACGATGGTTCTGCTGATGATCAGACTGCTTGTGAAGGTGCTGGAAACACTTGGGTTCCTGCTGTTGCGGCTGGTACTGTTGGTATTAACGAATATCAAGCTGGCTGGGACAAGTTTGTAAACGCTGATGAAATCAATGTTAGTCTATTGATTGCTGGCGGTGTTTCTAACGAGCCTACTGCTACCGTATCTGCTGTTGAGAAGTATATGGTAGAGTCTATTGCAGAAGCACGTAAAGATTGTATTGCCGCTTTATCACCTCCAAAAGAGCAGGTTGTTAATGTTGGTGGTGCTACTAATGCTGTAAATAATGTACAAGACTGGAGAGTTGATGTTGGTTTCAATGTTGCATCTTCATATGGTACTCTTGACGGTAACTATAAGTACACATACGATAAGTATAATGACACATATCGCTGGATTGGATTCAGTGCTGATGTTGCTGGCCTTATGGCTCATACTGATTCAGTTCGTGATGCTTGGTGGTCACCAGGTGGTCTGAATCGTGGTAAGATTAAGGGTGTTGTTAAGTTAGCATACCAGCCAACTCAAGCACATAGAGACCAATTGTATATGCTTCCTTATGGAATCAATCCAATTGTAACTTTCCCTGGTCAAGGTACTGTTCTTTGGGGTGATCGCACACTACTGACTAAACCTTCTGCATTTGATAGAATCAATGTACGTAGATTGTTTATCATTCTTGAGAAAGCGATTGCAATTTCTAGTAAATACTTCTTGTTTGAATTCAATAATGAATTCACTCGTACTAATTTCAGAAATATGGTTAATCCATATCTTGCTGGCATTAAAGCGAAACAGGGAATGTATGACTTCTATGTACAGTGTGATAGCACTAACAATACACCAGAAGTTATTGACGGTAACGAGTTTGTTGCTAGTATTTTCATTAAACCATCTAAATCAATTAACTTTATCACACTAAACTTTGTTGCTACAAAGACTGGTGTTGATTTTAGTGAAGTGATTGGACAAGTATAATAGGAGGGTAAGAAAATGGCTGATTTTAATGTAAGTGCGTTTACCCAGCAATATGCGGATGATTATGCACGTCCTAATCTATTTGAAGTTGAGATTCAAGATCTTGGCGGCCAAGCAGTATGTAAGGCAGCATCATTGCCTGCCGCTACTGTAGGTGTGGTTGAAGTTCCATATCAGAATCGTAAACTTAAAGTACCTGGTGATCGTGTATTCCAAGATTGGACTGTCACTATTATCAATGATGATGCATATTCTTTACGTGATGGATTATTGCAATGGCAGAATGGTATCCAAGGCGACTTGGATATGACACAAGGGAATGGTGGTGTTGGTCCTTCGCATAGAAGTATCACAGTTCGTCCTTTTGACAGAGATGGCTCGGCAGGTTTAGGTGCTGTTGATTTATATGGGTGGCCATCTGAAATCGGTGCTATTGATTTATCTTGGGAAACTAATGATGCAGTGCAAGAATACACTGTAACATTCTCCATCTCTTGGGATAACTCATATAGTGGTGATAATGTTGCGGCCCTATAATCATTATAAATAATATTACGATATTATAAGTAAGGATTATTAACTAAATGGAACTATTCGGATATAAGATTGAGAAGAAGATCGGCTCATCTGTGGTCAACAAGAGTGTAAAATCTTTTGTTGCACCAGATTTAGATGATGGTTCTACCGTTGTTGACGGAGGAGGTATTAACGCCTTCTCCGTCAATTTCGACACTGTTTTTAAGACTCAACAAGAATTAATTGATAAATATCGACAATTCGCAAGACAGCCTGAAGCTGAATCTGCTATTGATGATATTATTAATGAGGCTATTGTATTGGACCCCTATAAGGATCCAGTAACAATATTGCTTGATAAGTTAGACACGGTGGATGTTTCTAAGAAAATTAAGGATACTATCCAAGAAGAGTTTAACATTATTTCTAAGAAATTAGAATTTAATTCATCAGGGCCTGAACTTTTCAGACGTTGGTACGAAGATGGCGCAATCCATTTTCATATTATTTTCGATAACGATAATATCAAGAAAGGTATTAAAGAATTACGCTATATTGATGCAACAAACATCAAAAAAGTGAAAGAAGTTATCAAAGAAAAAGATAATAATGGAGTGGAGATTGTTAAGGGTGTTGATGAGTATTGGGTATACTCGAAAGAAAGCAGAGGGATTACACAAACCCTAAAAGTTGCTTTGGAAGCAGTTGCTACTGCTGATAGTGGACTTCACGACAAAGAGAAAGAGGTAACTATGTCGTATCTCCATAAGGCAATGAAACCCATTAACCAATTGCGTATGTTAGAAGATGCAATGGTTATTTATCGAATTACAAGGGCTCCCGAAAGACGGGTGTTCTATATTGATGTTGGTAATCTACCGAAATCAAAAGCAGAACAATATCTACGAAACATTATGAACAAGTTCAAGAATAAGATGGTTTATGATGCTTCAACGGGTTCTGTTAAAGACGGCAAAGATACAATGTCAATGATGGAAGATTTCTGGCTACCCCGAAAAGAGGGCGGTAGAGGAACAGAAGTAGAGACACTGCCAGGCGGTCAAAATCTTGGCGATATGGAAGATGTTATTTACTTCCAAAAGAAAGTATATCAAGCATTACACGTTCCATCAAGTAGAATGGATACAGAATCCTCGTGGTCTTTTTCGAGAAGCGGGGAAATCACAAGAGATGAAATCAAATTCACTAAATTTGTAACAAAGTTGAGAAAAAAATTCTCTGATTTATTATATTCATTATTAAGAACACAACTCCTTGCTAAGGGTATTATTGATAAAGGCGAATGGAATATATATAAAGAGAATATTGACTTTGCCTTTGAGGATGATGGTTACTTCACTGAGATTAAGAAAATTGAAATGATGAAAGAGCGTATTGAAATGCTTGACACTATTTCAAATAATAATATTATCGGTCGTTATTATTCTGTTGAGTGGGTACGTAAAAATGTACTGATGCAAACAGAAGAAGATATGGAAGCGATGGATAAACAAATGGAAAAAGAAAAGGCCGCTACACCCAAAAATGATGAAGGTGAATCGGATGATTTCTATTGATAGGAGATAAAAATGAGTAATATAGAAAAAATGATCCAATCGGCTCGTGATAAGAAAGCGAGTGTTTTCAGAGACACATTTAATAGTGAATTAGCAAATCGTGTTGCTGATAAATTAGACATAATGAAATCCTCTATAGCAAAAACTCTATTCACTAAATCAGAGGACTAAAAAGATGAAATCATTCAAAATATTAAGAGAAGATTTGGAAGAATTATTCGATATTATTGAGTTCTCCGAAGAGTCTTGGAATGAGCTATCTGAGGAAGAACAAGCAGAGCTTGAAGAGGCCTCTAATGGTGGTGCTGTATGGACTAATACAGACGGCGACAAAGAAAAAGATGATGAAGTGTTTGAGGATGAAGATATTGATGAAAATTCACCTAAAAGATATCAAGCACGTAACACACAAAAACGCAGAAAAACCCAACTCAATAAAGATAGAAACAAATTCAAGGATCGCAGTGTTAAACTAAAGGCGAAGATTGACCGTAAGAAAGGTAGCAATAAAGTTAAACGATTGAAATTAAGAAAGAAATGGATTCGTAGAAATAAATCAAAAATTGCTAATGCTAATAGAGTATTTGGTGGAAAAATCAAATCAAGATACACCAAGAAGTAGGAGAGGCGTATGAGACTAATATCAGAAGTTAATGAGTCTGTAGAATATATTACTGAAGGTAAGGGAAAGGACCTTTATATTGAGGGAGTATTTTTACAAGCAGACCTAAAGAATCGTAACGGTCGAGTATATCCTGGTGCGATTATGGAAAAGGAAGTTAATCGTTATACAGAAACATACATTAACAAGAAACGTGCATTTGGTGAGTTAGGTCATCCAGAAGGTCCAACTATTAATCTTGATCGTGTATCACATATTATCACTGAACTAAGGAAAGATGGTTCAAATTATATTGGTAAGGCTAAGATTACAGACACACCACACGGAAATATTGTCAAGAATCTTATTAATGAAGGTGCCCAACTTGGCGTTTCGTCAAGAGGTATGGGAACACTGAAAGCAAATAAGAAAGGAATTCAGGAAGTACAGGGTGACTTTTATCTTGCTACTGCCGCTGACATTGTGGCAGATCCATCTGCGCCAGATGCCTTTGTAAATGGTATTATGGAAGGTAAAGAATGGATTTGGAACAATGGCATTATTCTTGAAAAAGATATTGCTGAAATGAATAAAACAATCAAAAATACGCCTAAGAGCCAGTTGACTGGGTTAGAAGCACGAATTTTTGAAGATTTTATAAACAAGTTGTAGATTTGCTACAATGTTAAAGTAATTAGTTTTATAAATAATATTAATTAGCATAAAAACTAATTTTGATTAATCAATAATGTTAGGAGAACCCTGATGAAGTTAAAAACAGAAACTGGCGAAATGTTGGTTTTAGATGAGGAGCAGAACGCTTGGATTAGCGCAGATGCTTCGTCTGATACTTCTATCAATGTGTCAGAGGCTGAGGAACTTTTAGAAAAAGGGGAACTAGAAATGGTTGCTGAGGATTCTGAAATTACTGAGGCTGACTCTCTTGAAGAAGCAGAAACACCTAAAGCTAAAGCGTTGAAAAAGAAAAAGATTAAGGCAGATGGTTCTGGCGAAGTCGAAGTAATGGAAGACGAAGAAGAAGATGGTGATGAAGCGGATGAAGATGATGACGATGAAGTAGAAGAAACCAAGAAAGCAACAAAAGAAGAAGTAGAGATTGAAGTAGATGTTACTGAGGACGTGGATGCACTATTCGACGGCCAAGAGTTGACGGAAGACTTCAAGGCTCGTACTACTTTAGTATTTGAAACTGCGGTTAAAGCGAAGGTTAAAGAGAATATTTCTAAGATTGAAGAGTCTATGGAAGCAAAACTTGCCGAGCAAACTGAATCTATGTTGGAAGATATCACTGCAAAACTAGATGGTTATTTAGACTATATGGTTACTGAGTGGGTTGAAGATAACAAGGTTGCCGTAGAGAATGGATTAAAGAACGAAATCCTTGAGGGTTTTGTTGGCGGTCTACAAACTCTGTTTGCTGAAAACTACATTGAAATTCCAGAAGAGAAATACAATGTTGTAGATGAGCAGGCTAAAGAGATTGAAGGTCTGAAAGAAGAGTTAGATGCTGAGATGAATAAAAACATCGAAGTTAAGGCTCAACTTGCGGAGACTACTGCCGAAAAGATTTTCAGTGAAGTAACAGAAGAATTAACTATGTCACAGGTAGAGAAGATGAAATCTCTTGCTGAAGGTGTAGAATTTGATTCTGCTGAAACATATACTGAGAAGTTGAACACTCTAAAGGAAACGTACTTTCCTGGCGAGGCAGAGAAAGAAAAAGTAATTGCTGAGGATAAATCTGATGCAAAAGCGACTGATGAAGAAATGTCTGCTTCTATGAAAGCAGTAATGGATTCACTTTCACAATCAAGAGAAACAAGCATTTTAGGTGCTTAACATTTATATTTAATAGGAGAAAACGAAAATGTTTTTATCAGAAGAAATTAAAGATAAGTGGCAGCCAGTAATGGAGCACGAGGATTTACCAAAAATCCAGGATGCTACAAAGAAGGCAATTACACTTCGTCTTTTAGAAAATCAAGAAACTGCTTTGCAAGAAGCAAACGTAACTGGCGCTAATGTTGATAATTGGGATCCAATTCTAATTTCATTAGTACGTAGAACTATGCCACAGCTAATGGCTTATGATACTATCGGTGTTCAACCAATGTCAGGTCCAACCGGTCTAATCTTCGCTATGAAGAGTCATTATACTGGTGAGGCTTCTACTGGCGCCGAAGCACTTGCGCTTCCGGCTGGTCAGCCTGATGTTGACTTCTCAGGTAATGATGGTGCATCACCAGCTACTACTACATACACAACTGCTGATGGCGAGGCTCTAGGTGGCTTTGTTGCAGGTGGTGGAGATTTCAAAGAAATGTCTTTCTCAATCGAGAAGTCTAGCGTAACTGCTGGTACTCGTGCGCTTAAAGCCAAGTATTCTTTAGAGCTTGCTCAGGATCTTAAGGCTATCCACGGTCTGGACGCTGAGTCTGAATTAAGCAACATCCTTTCTGCTGAAATTCTTGCTGAAATCAATCGTGAAGTAATTGAGAAGATTAACTCTCAAGCAACTGCTGGTGCCGCTTCTGGTACTACTACTGCTGGTACTTTTGATGTTAATGATGCCGCTGATAATCGTGGTGCTCGTTGGGGCGGAGAGCGTTATAAATCTCTTCTTATCCAGATCAATCGTGAAGCTAACCAAATTGCCTTGAACACTGGACGTGGTCGTGGTAACTGGTTAATTTGTTCACCAGATGTTGCTTCTGCACTTGATATGGTTGCAGGTTTAGCTGAGCCTAATATGTCACTTGATAATGGTATGCAGCCTGACGTTACTAACAACACTTTTGCTGGTGTTCTTGGTGGTAAGTTCAAGGTATTCATTGATCAGTTCGCAACTAGCGACTATGTGACTGTTGGTTATAAAGGTGCTAATATGTATGATGCAGGTCTTTTCTACTGCCCATATGTACCTCTACAGTTGATGAAGTCAATTGGTGAGGAAGACTTCCAGCCACGTCTTGGCTTCAAGACTCGTTATGGTCTTACTCATAACCCATATGCTACTGGTGCCGCTGGTGCTAATCCTTACTTCCGTAAGTTCACTGTTACAGACCTGTAATAGAGTAGCGAAATAGATTTTCCTTTACCTTAGGAAAACCGTTAAACCCCTCTTCGGAGGGGTTTTTTAATGGATCAAGGATATATAAATAACAGTATGACTACAAGAATTACACCAAACAAAATCAACCAAGCGAAGCCAACTAATTTTATGTTGAATATACACGCTTTGCCTGATACTTCATTCTGGCTAACAACAGTAAATATACCTACTATATCTGCTAATGAGGTGCCTATTCCTAATCCTGTTCACGGATACAAATATCTACCAACAAATACAATCGTTTGGGCTCCAATGACTCTGACATTCCTTGTAGATGAAGATTATGCCAATTATTATGAATTAATGCAATGGATGAATCGACAGGCAGGCGGTGATATATCAAAAAGAGATAATGACGTTTCAAATCTTGTCACCACGGGAAGTATACATATACTATCAAATAATAAAAATGTATCTGAAACGATCTTCACGTTTCATAATTTATTTCCTACGATTATTGGTGAACTACAAATGCAGACTGATACGGCTGAACCTCTTCTCACTGATGTAACTCTACAATACGACTGGATGGAAATGGAGAAGAAAAACATTTGACAATCCATTCCAAATGATGTATAATATACTCTATGAAAATAGAAGAACTTGAAAAAGCAGTAGAAAAAGACTTATATATAGATGAAACAATTCTAGCAAAAGAATCACTAGCAACACCAACAAAACACAACAAATATCTCAAGATGTTGTTGCGTGAGAGGTTGAAGTTGAAAAAATTACAGAATGAGTTGTATAAAGTGTCTCTTGGTAGAACTAACTACTATAATGGTAATGATCCTGATCCTTATGAATATGTTCTAAAGGATAGAGAAGTAAAGGATTATGTTAGAGTTGATCCAGTAGTTGTAGCAGAAGAAGCTAAAGTAACTCTTCAAGAGGAGTTGGTGAAGTATCTCGAAGAAATATGTAAGATGTTTGAAAGACGTGGTTTTGCTATCAAATCCGCCATAGATTTTATGAAATTTACGCAAGGTGAATATTAGATAATGAGTGATATTGTTGTACATCAAAAGGATGATGTATTTCTACAGATAGAAAGTGAGGCTGGAATAGCACACGATTTATCAGACTTCTTCACGTTCAAAGTACCAGGATATAAGTTTATGCCTGCGTATCGTTCAAGAGCGTGGGATGGAAAAATTCGTCTATTCAGTGTATTTGGTGGTGAACTGTATGTTGGTCTACTGCCTTATGTTATTGAATTTGCAGAACGTAGAAATCTAACGATTGAATATCCGAAGAAAACAGCAAAAGTCACGCCAGAAGAAACTGCTAAATTCTTGATGGGCCTGAATCCTCACGTAAATAAGAAAGCAATCACTCCTTATGATTATCAGATGGCTGCGGTCCATCACGCAATCAATCAAGATAGAGCATTGATGATATCACCAACGTCCTCGGGTAAGTCCTTTATGATTTACGCACTGGTGAATTGGTATCTAACTAAGATTAAGAGAAAGATTCTTATTATTGTTCCCACCACATCATTAGTAGAACAACTATATAAAGACTTTGAGGACTACTCAACATCGAATGATGATCATACATTCATCTATAGTAATGACATTACTCATCGGATATACTCCGGAAAAGAGAAAAACACTACAAAGTCCGTGGTTATCACAACCTGGCAAAGTATCTATAAGTTGAAGAAAGATTGGTTCCAGCAATTTGATGTTGTGATTGGTGATGAAGCCCATAATTTCAAGGCTAAGAGCCTAACATCAATTCTCACTAAAATGACGAATTGTAAATATAAGTTCGGTTTCACTGGAACTCTTGACGGAACAACAACACACAAACTTGTCCTAGAGGGCCTGTTTGGACCAATCAAGAAAGTTATCACAACCAAAGAATTGATGGACTCTGATACAATCAGTCAATTACATATTGAAGCTATCACACTGAATTATAAAGACGAAGAAAAAAAGCACGTTAAGAATCTAATATACAAGGATGAGATCGACTGGCTTATAAGTAATACAAAAAGAAATAAATTCATTTGTGATTTGACCATTTCGAGAGAAAACAACACGCTTGTATTATTTCAATTCGTAGAGAAACACGGAAAGAAACTCTATTCATATCTACAGCAAATGGCACCAGATAGACCTATATTTTTCGTGAGTGGTTCAATTAAAACAGAAGTAAGAGAGGAAATACGTGAGATTACAGAACGGTCTACAAACGCTATTATCGTGGCTAGTTACGGTACTTTTTCTACTGGGATTAATATTAGGAATCTCCATAATATTATTTTTGCTCATCCCTCTAAGTCTAGGATTCGTAATCTACAGTCTGTTGGTCGAGTTCTTCGGAAATCCGATGGGAAAAACAAGGCCACCCTATTCGATATAAGCGATGATTTATCTTGGAAAAAGCATAAAAACTTTTCACTCAAGCATTTCCTAGAAAGAGTGAAGATATATAATACTGAAAAATTTGATTATAAACTAAGGAGCATTAAATTATGAGTACAGAAGTACAAAAAGCAACAGTACAT